GTGGGATTCCGCCGATTCGCGATTCGGATCCGCCTCTTCGACCCGGAGAGGGCTTTCTCCTTTCACTTCACCGGTTCGAGGGGGCAGATCTGAGTCGCGGAAAGGAGAAGGAACGCGATGGAAGAGGAGGACAACGCCATCGGATCGCCCCCGGAGACCCAGGAGGCGATGGAGACGAAGCTGATAGGTCTCGCAATGCGCAACGCCGAGGAGCTTCTACAGGCCCGGGAGGCCCCGACGACCGTCCTGGTCCATTTTCTGAAGCTCGGTTCCATCCGGGCCGAGCTCGAGTTGCAGAGGGCCCGGAACGAGATGGAGCTCCTCGTCGCCCGGACGGAAGAGACCCGTGCGAAGACGGATCGCGGACAGATCGCGGCCGACGCCATCGCGGCCTTCCGGTCCTATCGCAGTTCGGAGGACGCGGATGACTAGGACATATTCTCATCTGATGTCGCTTCCGGATTACAATGACCGCTTCGACTACCTGAAGATCAAGGGGACCGTCGGCGAGCCGACTTTCGGGTGGGCCCGATATTTGAATCAGGTGTTCTACAGGAGTCGGGCGTGGCGCCGAGTTCGGGATCACGTGATCGTTCGGGATTCCGGTTACGATCTGGCCCACCCGGATCACCCCATACCCGGGAAGATCCTGGTGCATCATATGAACCCGATCACCGAGGAGGATCTGGATTCCCGCAATCCGGATATTCTCGACCCGGAGTTCCTGATCGCAGTGTCCCACGAGACGCACAACGCCATACATTTCGGTCTCGACCGACCGCCGATCCCGACGCTCGTCGAACGTCGTCCGAATGACATGATTCCCTGGAGGTGAGATGACCGTACTATCCGACGTGAAGCAGTATCTCGGCATCGACCCCGAGGATACGACCTTCGACCCCGACGTGATGATGCACATCGACTCGGCGCTCGCCGTTCTCAACGATCTCGGCGCCTGCGGTCCTCTCACATGCACGCCGAAGCTCGAATGGTCGTCGGTGTACTGGGATCCCAGACTCTCGATCGTCAAGAACGTCGTCTACCTCCAAACCAGACTGGTCTTCGATCCTCCGCAGTACTCGTTCCATGTCGCGCCCCTCGAAAAGGTCCTGTCGGAGTACAAGTATCGGATACGAGACATAGCCGAGGAGGCGAAATGACCGTACTCAAGCAATTCGGCGTCCCCGGAATGAAATGGGGGATTCGAAAGCCCACGACTCGAGGTTCGACTCCCCCGTCCAAGAGGAAGCCGAAAGCCGAAGGATCGTCCGTCGAGACCGAGGGCGGCCACAAGCGCGTTCGGGACATGACCGACGCCGAGCTTCAGAGCAAGATCCGACGGATTCAGCTCGAACGCCAGCTCGAGTCCCTCATGCAGAAGCCCCCGCCCCCCAAGTCGAAGGGGCGCGAACTCGTCGAGAGCATCCTGTACGACACGGGGCGCGATCTCGGCAAGAAGGCGCTCACACACATCGGAACGCAGGCTCTTGATCGCGTCATTCCCGGCTTCGCCGCTTCTCAGAAGAAGGAGAAGGGGAAGAAGAACGCAACGGTGAACGATGTCCGGAACATCGTCGAGGAGATCAAGAACGCTTCTCAAAATGGGAGCAAGAAGGAGAAGCCGAAGGACGAGAAGAAGGCGGCGAAGGAGCCCGAGCAGAAGCCCGCCGACTCCAAGAAGGACGAGCCGTCGCCGGAACCTCCTAAGACGGGCAGGCCCGCACCCTCGGGGGAAGGCTACCCAAAAGGTGGAAGCGGCGAAAGCGATTCTACGCGTAAGCGCCGCTTCTTCGGCGGCAGGGGACGAAGCGCCGGTCGTGGCGCACGGCAGACGAAGCCCTCGGGGCCGGTCCGCGTCCCCGACGCCTCGGTGCGCTCGATCAGTCGGGAGATCGTCCTCCGGGGTTCGAATTATTGATCATGCTGTCGAATACCGCGATCCCCCATCACTACGCCGAGTTCAAACGCGCCGTCCTCTCCGGCGAGGTGCCCGTGTGCCGGGAGATCTCGATGGAGATGAACCGGATCGACCATCTGGTGGAGGACCCGAGGTACTACTACGACGATGAGGCGATCGACGGATTCGTCAGATACTGCGAGAACGAGTGCACCCTCACCAACGGGGACTCCTTCACCCTTCTCCCGTCGTTCAGGGTCTGGGCCGAGCAGCTGCTCGCCTGGTTCTACTTCGAGGAGCAGAGCGTTTACGTCCCGAACGAGAACGGCGTCGGAGGGCACTACGAAACCCGCCGGGTCAAACATCGTCTCGTCGACAAGCAGTACCTGATCGTCGGGCGGGGCGCGGCAAAGTCCATGTACTCCTCCCTGATCCAGTCGTACATGCTGAACATCGACACGACCACGACCCGTCAAGTGGTCGTGGCCCCGACGATGATCCAGGCCGAGGAGATCATGGGGCCGATCAAGACGGCGATCGCCCGGGCCCGAGGACCTCTGTTCGCGTTCCTCACCGAGGGGTCGTTGCAGAACACCACGGGAAACCGGGCCAACCGCCCCATGCTCCACCCCACGAAAAAGGGCATCCAGAACTTCATCACCGACTCCCTGATCGAGGTCCGTCCCATGGCGGTCGATCGTCTACAGGGACTCCGCTCCAAGATCAATACTGTTGACGAGTGGCTCTCGGGGGATGTCCGCGAGGACGTCGTCGAAGCCCTGGAGCAGGGCGCGTCGAAGGTGCCCGGATGGATGATCATCGCGACATCCTCCGAGGGGACCGTGCGAAACGGCGTCGGCGACACGAAGAAGATGGAGCTCCTGAAGATCCTGAAGGGGGAGGTGTACGATCCCCACACCTCGATCTGGCACTACCGCCTCGACGCCGTCGAGGAGGTGGGCGACCCGGACAAGTGGCTGAAGGCCAATCCGAATATCGGAAAGACCATTTCCTACGAGGCGTACCAGCGGGCCGTATCGAGAGCGGAGGCCAACCCCTCGCTAAGGAATGATATTCTGGCGAAAATGTTCGGCATCCCGATGGAGGGGTACACGTACTACTTCACCTACGAGGAGACGCTCGCCCGTAAGAAGAAGGTCGAGTTCTGGCGCATGTCATGCGCGATGGGCGCTGACCTCTCGCAGGGGGACGACTTCTGCGCCTTCACGTTCCTGTTCCCATTGCAAGGCGGAGATTTCGGAGTCAAGACGCGGTGCTACATCACGTCGCATACGTTGAACGCCCTCCCCGCCGCCGCGCGTGCGAAGTACGATGAGTTCATCAACGAGGGGTCCCTTCAGGTGATGGAGCGCACTGTTCTCGACATGATCGAGGTCTACGAGGATCTTGATCGGTACATCGAGCGGTCCGAGTACGACGTGTACGCCATGGGGTACGACCCCTACAACGCCAAGGACTTCGTTCAGCGCTGGGAGCAGCGTCACGGGGCCCACGGCATCGAGAAGGTGATCCAGGGGGCGAAGACGGAGTCGGTTCCGCTCGGGGAGATCAAGATCCTGGCGTCGGAAAGACTTCTTGTATTCGACCAGTCGCTCATGCAATGGGCGATGGGCAATGCGATCGCCCTTACGGACACCAACGGCAACCGCAAGCTCTACAAGGCCAAGCGGGAGCAGAAGATCGACGCGGTCGCCGCCCTCATGGACGCATACATCGCGTACAAGGTCCATCGCAACCGCTTCGATTAGAAAGGAGGGCGGTTGAGCCTCAGATCAACGCTAAGGAAGTTCGAGAGCGTCTTCGACTTCTTCTCCTCGAAGAGGCGTCGAGAGGTCGACGAGGGGGCTTCGGGCAGTCGATACGGTTCGATGCTCTTCAGCCCCTTTCGAACTACGGCGAACCAGTTCACAACGAAACTGTACAACCAGATCGCGATCGACGTCGCCTCGACGACGTTCCGCCACATCGAGCAGACCGATTCGGGGGAGTACTCCAAGGATATTCCGTCGTCTCTCGACAAGTGCTTCCGTTTCATGGCGAATGTTGATCAGACGTGGTCCGCGTTCATTCGGGACGTCGTTTGGACACTCTTCGAGAACGGGCACGCCGCGATCGTCGCCACGGACACCACCGCGAACCCGTTCTACACCGAGGAGTTCGACGTTCTCTCCCTCCGAGTGGGCACGGTGACTCAGTGGAACCCGAGAAGTGTTCGGATCTCGCTATACAACGACCGAACGGGCCAGCGCGAGGAGATCAACATCGAGAAGGATCTCGTCGCCATCGTGAACAACCCGATGTTCATGGTGATGAACGAGGCGACTTCCGATCTTCGTCGTCTCCTGCGCAAACTGGTTCTTCTGGATGCCATCGACGAGCAGTCCGGATCGGGGAAGCTCGATCTGATCATCCAGCTGCCCTACAGCGTCTCCAGCGAACGCCAGATGCAGCGCGCCGAACGCCGGCGCAAGTCTCTGGAGCGTCAGATGGAGAACAGCAAGTACGGAGTGGGCTGGATCGACGACACCGAGAAGGTCACGCAGCTCAACCGGGCCTCGGAGAACAATCTGATGGCCCAGGTCGAGTGGCTGACCACCCAGGTGTACTCGGCCCTTGGCATCTCCAAGGAGATCTTCGAGGGAACGGCGACCGAGCAGCAGATGCTCGTGTACCAGACCCGAACCCTCAATCCGATTCTCCGCGAGATCGCGACCACGATGTCCTACGCGTTCCTCGGGGAGAACGCCCGAGGTCGCGGGCAGAGGATCGCGTGGTTCCGAGACCCGTTCGAACTCGTCCCGATGTCCTCCATGGGCGATCTCGTCCAGGCGCTCACCTCGGCTGAGGTGATGACGTCGAACGAGGCCCGTGCGAAGCTCGGCTTCATGCGGGCCAGCGATCCACGAGCGGACGAGCTCGTCAACGCGAACATCAATGCGACGTCCCCTCCGGACGTTCCGAAACCGACGACCGAGGAGGTCTCATAATGGGAGGTAATTCCCGAACTCCCGACTGCGAGGGGTGGGCCACCCGATACGGGGTCCGGTGCTCCGACGGAGTCACCATTGGGAACGGGGCATTCGCCCATGAGGACGGGAACAAGATTCCCGTTGTCTATCAGCACAACCACACCGACTCGTCCGAGCTGCTCGGGCACGCCATTCTCAAGCATGAGAGCACTGGAGTCCGCGCCAAGGTGTTCTTCGATGATACCCCGCAGGGGGACAATGCCCGTAAGCAGGTGAGGTCCGGCACTCTGGGCTCCATGTCCATCTACGCCAAGAACGTCCAGCGCCGGGGCAACCTGGTCAGCCACGCGGATCTCGTCGAGGTCTCGCTCGTTCTCCGTCCGGCCAATCCCGAGGCTCGCATCTACGATGTCGCGCTCGAGCACTCCGGCGAGGACGGTACCTACTACACCGACGAGGGCGAGATCGTCATCGAGAGCGGCGAGCCCCTCGTCCTCCAGCACGACGACTCGGATGAGAAGTCCGACGACAAGACCGAGGACGACTCCAAGGAGAAGACCGTCGGGGAGATCTACGACGGAATGACCGAGGAGCAGAAGCGAGCCGTCGCGGCGATCGTCCTCGAAACCGTCCGAACCGCCGGCGAGGACGGCAATACCGAAACCGAGAGGAAGGACTCCGACGTGAGCCCCACCACCCATAACGTCTTCGAGCGGGGGTCTGATTCCGACCTCAAGCAGGATGACGTCGACGTCGCCGGGGCTGTCGCGGCCATCGGCGCCGATATGAAGAAGGGGATGACGTTCAAGCAGTCGCTCCTTGTTCACGCGGAGAGCTACGGGATCTCTAATCCCGAGATGCTCTTCCCCGAGCCCAAGGACACCGGCGGCATCACCGAGCTCCGAAGGGACCAGACCTGGGCCAACCGCCTGGTCTCCGGGGTCACCCATCTCCCCTTCTCCCGTTTCCGGTCCCGCTACGCGGTGCTCACCGGCGACGAGATCCGGGCCCGCGGTTACATTACGGGTTCGCTCAAGTACGACACCGTGTACAAGAGTCTCAAGAGGCAGACCTCGCCGACGACCGTTGTTGTCAAGACCAAGCTGGATCGTGACGATCAGCTCGACATCACGACCATCGACATCTGGGAGTGGATGAAGCGCCAGCTGACCATCGACATGAACGAGGAGCTCGCTCGAGCGTTCCTCATCGGCGATGGCCGCGACGCCGACTCCGCCGACAAGATCAACCCGGACTGCATTCGCCCGATTCTCGCCGAGGACGACCTCTACGCGCCGAAGTACGCGCTGAGCTCTGACGCCCTCGACGTCAAGACCAACCTCGATCTCCTCGTCGAGGAGATGACGTACATGCTGGACGAGTACCGGGGCAAGAGCGAGCCTCTGTTCTGGGCGCCCAAGCGTACTATCGACCGCCTCACCTGGCTGCGTGACAAGCAGGGTCGTCGGATCTACAGGACGCGCGACGAGCTCGCCAGCGCCATCGGCTGCTCCGGATTCGTCAACGTCCCCCTGCTCAAGGGGGCCAAGATCCAGCTCGAGGGCGGTCTTCGGGACGTGTTCGGCGTCTTCTTCCTCCCGAGCGACTACAACGTCGGAACCGACAACGGTGGTCAGCTCACCTCGATGGAGGGGTTCGACATCGACCACAACCAGCGCAAGGCCCTTCAGGAGACCCGCTGCTCCGGCGCGCTTCGAGACCCCGGGACCGCGGTGATCGTCACCGGCGCCCTCGCTCCTGTCGCCGGCGCCAAGAAGGACCCGAAGAAGTCCACCGATCCTCAGCTTCCCGAGATGAACTGAGCGATCGTGAAATACTTCGGCAGAATCGCGTTCTCCTCTGTCGAAGAGACGTCCCCCGGTATCTTCGTCGAGACTCCCGTCATCCGAAGATACCGGGGGAACGTCACGACCAATGCCCATCGGTACAGCATGGGTTCGGATCCGAACGGGAAGGTGCAGTCCGGTCAGATTCTCTCTGTCGTCGGAGACGAGTACGCATTCACGCATCCGTTCGATATCCGGTGGGCCGAGTTCGGCGGGGAGAGGTGGCTCGTCGTGTACACGGATATTCGACGTCCCAGGCTGTACTTGACTCTCGGAGCGCGGTATAATGACGAGGGATGACCTCCATCAGGTTCTCGTTCGGATCCTCGGGTCGAACAATGTGTATTACCATCCCCCCGCGAATCTGAAGATCTCGTATCCGGCGATCGTGTACGAGAAGACCCAGTACTGGCAGGCGTACGCCGATAATCTAGGTTACGCGCGAATCCCCCAGTACCGGGTGACCGTAATATCCAGACTGCCGGACCATCCGGCGATCAAACGCATCCTGGATCTCCGGGGCAGCGACTACGTCTCGCATTTCGTGTCCGAGGGGCTCCATCACGACATCATCGACATCTTCCAATAAGGAGAATCATGGCAGCCCTGGAATGGGACAAGATTGAGAATCGGACCGGTGAGAACGGCGCCGATCATGGCGTCATCTACCGACTCGATCAGACCGGCGCCTACAACAAGGCCGAGGTCTGGGACGGCCTCACCGCGGTGAACATGTCGCCCGAGGGCGCCGAGGCCCAGAAGATGTACGCCGACAACATCCTGTATGGTACTCTTCGCGGCAGCGAGACCTCGAAGGGGACCATTGAGGCGTTCCGCTTCCCGGAGTCCTTCCGTGAGTGCGACGGCACCAAGCTCATCGACGCCGCGGTGGAGGGTCTGTACGCGACGGGCCAGCAGCGTCAGCCCTTCGGCTTCTCGTGGCGCACGCTGGTCCTCGATTCCAACGGCACCGAGATCGGCTACAAGATTCACCTCACCTACGGCAACACCGCCTCCCCGTCCTCGCAGGACAACAGCACCATCAATGAGTCCCCCGAGTACAAGTCCTTCTCGTGGGAGTTCGAGTCGGTTCCCGTGCCCGTGCCGGGACTGCGCCCCTCGGCGCGTCTCGAGCTGGACAGCCGGAAGGTGCCTGCGAAGAAGATGGAGGCGGCGCTCGACGTCCTCTACGGGCGGAAGACTGAGCCCGCCAAGCTCCCCACGCCGGCGGAGCTCGTGGCCCTCATGAAGGCCGCGAACTAGGAGACCGGGAATGCTCGAGCTGCACCTTCCGGAAGTCGACGGATGGGATGAAGCTGCTGAGGAGTTCGTCAGGCTGCCGGCGTTGACGGTGCGGCTCGAGCATTCCCTCCTCTCCCTCTCAAAATGGGAGGGGAGAAACAAGGTTCCGTTCTTCGGTCCGAAGGAGCGGTCCACCGAGGAGATGCTCGACTACATCTCGTGCATGGCGGATCCCGACATTCCGATGACAGTGCTCATGCGCTTCCGGGAAGAGGACTTCCTCAAGGTCAACAACTACATACAGGACAAGATGACCGCGACGACGATCACGGATCATACCGGCACTTCGCCGAAGCGCCAGATCGTCACCTCGGAACTCATCTATGCCTGGCTGACCCTCCTCGAGATCCCCTACGGGGACGTGGAGCACTGGCATCTGAATCGGTTGCTGACTCTCATTCGAACCGTTCAGGTGCTCAAGGATCCGAAGAAGAACCGGAAACCGACTCCGTCAGCGCTGGCGGAGCGCGACAGACTCAATGCCATGCGGAACGCCGAAGCGGCGAGAAGGAGAGCAAGACGTGGCTAACATCAAGGGCGTGCTCACGGCGTGCCCGACAACGATTCTGGTGAATCCGGTCGTCCACGGGGCGGCGGATCTCAAGAAGAAGCGATTCGCGATCCGTCCCCGAGTCGTGGTGGACATCACGACCGACGACGGGTACTACAACATCGAGTCGAATGAGGGTCAGTTCGACACCGAGATGCGAATGCTCGCCGGAAGCCTGACTCCCGACGACCTCCTCTCCTCCGCGACCGGAGCGTCCGGCGGGGGCTTCCTCCGTCTCGGCGTCACGGACCCCATTCCCCCGGGAACGCCCGAGGGGACCCTCGTGATCCGAGTGCCATGAGCATCGCACTGCGAGGATTCGCCCATGCCGAGGCGTTCAAGGGCGAGGCGACGACGCTCAGCGCCACCTCCAGAGTCGGTGACACCGCCGTCCTCATAATGAGTGGTCAACAGGCGTCGCCGGGCGATCTGACCGTCCCGGAGGGATGGACCGGCGTCGCTCAGCAGCAGATCGTAGGGATCACCCGATGCGGTTATTTCGCTCGACGCCCGATCACCGATCCCGCTCAGACCCAGGACATCCAGTGGGCGAACAAGAGTCAGTTCTGGGGCGCGAGGCAGAACGCGTTCCTGATGATCTTCGACGGTGAGGCCGATGTCCGCCCCGGCGACCCGCCCTGGGCCGAGGGAGTGCCGACAATCGAGCGGGAGTCCTACGTCATTTCCCAGAGTCACGGGCCGTCCGCGAATCCGTTGATGGAGTGGACCGTCCTCGACGGCGACATCGTGTTCACCGGAAAGGCGACGGTCTCGACCGAGAAGTCGTGGTCCGCCCTCCGCGTTGCTCGCACGTCCCATACGCCCGTTGTCGGTCCCCCGGGGCAGGTTCCCGCAGCCTGGCTCGCGTTCTCCATCGTCAGACCCGTTCCGGCTCCTTTGCAGAACGTGTCCGTCTACGAGGGCGGGACGACCAAGCCGTGCATCCTCTCCGTGTGGAGGAAGCGCGATGAGATCTTCGCCCGGAGAGCCGGCGTCATGCCGACCCTGGCGAAGACCACCGCGTCTCTGCTCGCGAAGAACGGCTTCGTCGTGGCTCACCGCGGAGGCTCTCAGGGCTGGGTCGAGGGAACGGCTCAGGGCTACACCGATTCCGTGGCGCACGGGGTAGACGCCCTCGAGTTCTCGGCCGCGAGGACCGTCGACGGCGTCTGGTTCCAGAACCACGACAACAACCTGAAGTCCCTCGGGGGTCCGGATCGCTCGACATCCACGATGGCATGGTCCGAGGTCGTCGAGGCGCTGAAGGGGACCGGGAAGACGCCGTGCCGTCTCGATTGGCTTCTGGAGCATTACGGAGATGGCGTCATAGTCTTCGATCCGAAGGGCTCGTTCGCCCGTTACGACGAGATTCATGATATTTTCAAGGATCGTCGCGACCGCACCATCATGAAGTTCTTCGGGGACAACAAGGCGTTCTTCCAGCAGATGAAGCTTCGCGGATATTCGACATGGGGGTATGCCTATCCGTCATCGGTCGGTTCCGCATGGTGGAACGACTTCGTGAACGGGGCGCATATCGACATCCCCTCGATGTCGTGGGACGCGTCTGCGGATATTTGGAAGACGTTGACGGATACCGGGAAACCGGTAGTCTCTCACATCGCCTCCATCAAGGCGCAGATCGACGCGGCCGCGGCGAAGGGCGCACGGGGGTCCATCGTCTCCGCCGTATCCACAGTACTGTCAATCCAAGTGTAAGGAGAATCATGGCAACCGCTGTCCAGTACGGGACGGTCTTCACGACCCCCGTCGTCATCCGCCCGCTGACCGTCAAGGAGGAGGACCTCAAGAAGAAGGGGGTCTTCCTCGACAAGACCCGAACCACGGTGAACCTGGAGGCCGGCGTCTACCTCTTCGAGTTCCCGAAGACCAACCTTCCCGTCATTCCCCGGAAGATCAGCGGAACCGGTACCCTCACGGTCGACGCCGTCATTCCGTCGTGATCATGCGCAAGTACCCCATTGCACGAGCCGAGAGGATGGGGCTGCCGGGCACCTCGGCGGTTCTCCGTCCAGGGGCGAAGGATCTTCAGCCCTCTGAGAAGACCTACCTCGTCGAAGTCGTCGGCGAGACCCCGACCGCCGCTCCGATCCGAGTCGGCGGTTCGGTGTCCTACGGGCAGGTGCTCAACGAGCTCGCCCCCATCCGCGGTCTCACCGTGGGTGTGATCGGGGACTCCTTCACCGAGGGCGAGAACGGGGTCCCGTCATATCTGGGTGTGGCGTCTGTCATGTGCAGGGAACTGCACGCCGACGTCATTCCGTCCTATCAGACTGGAACCGGGTACCTCAGTGCCGGGCAGGGCGGTCGAGCCGTATTCGGGGACGACAGTCGGATCGACGCAGTCCTCGCCGGTGATCCGGACGTCCTGTTCTTCTTCGGCTCGGTCAACGACCGAGCCCGGGGGGATGGGAACGCCGTGGCGACCGCCGCCGAGGCCGTCTATCGCAAGGTCTGGAGCAAGCGGCGGGATATTCCCATCATCGTGGCCGGTATTCAGCCGACTGCTCCGCCGCCGACGTTCTCCGGTGCCACCTCCGACATCAACCAGAAGATGCGGGCCCTCGTTGAGCGCCTCAATGAGGATTACCCGATCGCGTACATCGACCAGATCGGCACGAGCCTCGTCAATGCGTCCGCGTTCGTCCAGAACAAGCCGTATTCCATAGGGGATGTCGTCTACTTCGAGGGCGTCGGCTACGAGTTCCGGGAGAACTGGTCTGGGGCTTCCTTGACGGAGGCGCCCGTCCGGCGCACGTCGATCTGCTTCACGGGGACCGGTCAGGTCGGTACGCCGAAGAAGGACGGGAACAGGGATATTTACCTGCACTCGGACGGGACTCACCCCACGTGGTCCGGATCCGAGGCGTACGGCAAGGCGCTCGCCGCGGAGTTCGCGGTGGCCTATCGGGAGACCTTCTTCCGACGCCCGAGGACCGAGCACGTCGAGCCTCCCGCTCCGCCGACTCCGAATCCGTTCCGCGACGAGCCGCATCTCGCGGCGTTCAACGCGCATTACTGGGACGAGGACGAGGTGGTCGCCTCCGAGGCGAGGCTCCGGAAGGCCGTCTCGGACGGCGCCGACGGTTTCGTGTTCTGGGTCCGGAGCACCTCGGACGACGTGCTCGTGCTGTCGTTCGCCAACACGCTCCCGATGGCCGAGGGAACCAGTCCCAACGTCAACCAGACGACCCTCGAGGGTCTGAGGGCTCTCAAGACGAAGGGCGGGAAGATCGCCACTCTCGAGGAGGGGCTCAAGCTCTGCAAGGAGCTCAACGTCGGATGCATCGTTCTCAACGGCGTTAAGTTCCCTCAGGACGGCAGTCAGTCGTGGAACGTGCGTATCGAGAACAACATCGCCGCCATGGTCAAGACCGTGTTCGGCGACGACGCTTCGAAGTACGTCAAGTTCTACACCGGTCCGACCGACTCCGACGCGCGAACCCGGTACGCGGCCGTCGTCCCGGACGCCGAACAGGTCATCCACTATCACAACGACACCGTTGTCGACACTCCTCCGCCGGCCGGGAGCATCATCTCCTCGGCCAACACGCTCAACGCCGCGTCCGTGGCCAAGCTCAAGACCTACGGGCGCCCGATGTGGTACACGCAGATCGCGAATCGGCAGCTGGGCGAGGGCGCGAGGAGTCTCGGTGTCGACTGGAAGGGATTCACCTTCCGAGTGCGCGTCGCGCTTGAAGCCCTTCCCCCGAAGCAGTAGACCCGCTCAAAATAGGAGGTTATATGAGCGACCCACAGGATCGGCAGGAGGCCGATCTCACCAGGAGCGTCGGCGATCCCTTCGAGGACAAGGCCGATGACGTTCCTCAGACGCCGGAGGTGCTCTCGTGAGCGGGGCCGCCGACGTTCTCTACCACGCGGCCAAGCGCATCGGCTACTACGCCCCCGACGACCCGGAACCGGGTTCGGAGGCCGGCCGGTACTGGGCCCGTAAGACTGGGCAGGCATGGCTCGCCGGTCCGAGCACGTCGATTTGGTGGTGCATGCTCTTCGTGAGCATGTGCTTCGACGAGGCCGGACAGATCGACGCCATCGGCGGCTTCTCGTACAACACCGACGTCACGCTCGCCCACATCCGCAACCATCCGGACGCCTACTTCGTCTCCATCGCGGAGGCGGAGCCCGGCGATGTCGTCATCTTCGACTGGGACGACAGCACCGCGGCCACCGACCACGTCGGCATCGTCGAGGCGAACCTCGGTGGCGGAGTCCTCCAGACGATCGAGGGCAACACCTCGTCCGGCGCGTACGGCTCGCAGTCCGCGGGCAACGGCGTCTGGCGTCGTCAGCGGTCCTACGGGATCGCGTACGTCATCCGACCCGCCTGGGTCGGCAGCGGTTCGTCATCGGCGCCCGCGGTCAAGCCCTCGTGGTGGGTCGATGAGGACGGCGTCTGGGGCGCCCAGACCGGCGCCCGATTCCGCGGCGTCATGGGGCTCGATGCGTCGGCGACGTGGACGGAGGCGTGCAAGCGCTTCCAGACGTTCCTCAACGGGGCTCTCGACGCCTACGAGATCCGCAAGCTGACCGGCGACTACAAGCTCGAAGTCGACGGCATCGACGGCGAGAAGACCTGGAAGTGCTTCCAGCACTTCTGGAACATGTCCGACATCCCCGGCGACGACTCCCTTCTCGAGGAGGACGGCGTCCAGGGCGTCGACACCACCACGAAGGTCCAGAAGGCCCTGAATGCCAGCTGGCACGGGTCGCTGGGTCTGGCCAAGGCTCCCTGAGGCTCAAAATGGGAGGAATGGTACTGGAGGCCAAGGGCGGCTTCCCGAAAACCGAATCGTGGCTCGCGAAGATCGGCAAGATGTCAATCTCCGCTCAGTTGTCGCGCTATGGGGAGAAGGGCGTCCGCGCTCTGGCCTCCAGTACCCCCCGACGAACCGGAAAGACTGCCGGGTCGTGGGGGTATGAGATCAGTCAGAAGGGGAACCGGTGGACGATAACGTGGACGAACACGAACATCGTCAACGGGGTTCCCATCGCGCTCGTCCTCGAGTACGGGCACGGCACCGGCACCGGGGGTTACGTCGCCGGTAGGCAGTACATCACCAAGGCGATCGAACCGATAATGAACGAGATCGCGGACGGGGTCTGGAAGGCGGTGAAGAATGGCTAGCGTCGAGTCCAGAGTGGTATCTCTGAAGTTCGATAACAGTCAGTTCATGAGCGGTGTGAAGAGCACCCTCGACGGCCTCAAGGGCCTCAAGCAGTCGATGTCCGAGAAGATCAGCTCGTCTCCGCTCTCGGGGATCGCCGATTCCATTCGGGCCATCGACTTCTCCTCGATCTCCAACGGGGCGTCCGACGCCGGAAACCGGATCGGAATCTTCGCCACCGCCGCAGGGGTGGCCCTGGGCAATCTCGCGTCCAAGGCCATTGAGGCCGGCGTGAGCATGGTGAAGTCGTTCACGATCCAACCGATCATCGACGGCTTCAAGGAGTACGAGCTCCAGCTCAACTCCGTTCAGACCATTCTCGCCAACACCGCGAGCAAGGGCGAGAACATCCAGACGGTGAACGCCGCTCTGGACGAGCTGAACCGGTATGCGGATCTCACGAAGTACAACTTCTCCGAGATGACGCACAACATCGGCATGTTCACGTCCGCCGGTGTCGGACTGAAGGACTCCGTATCGGCCATCAAGGGCCTGTCCAACGTCGCGGCGGCCTCGGGATCCACGTCCCAGCAGGCCGCGACCGCGATGTACCAGCTGTCGCAGGCGATCTCCGCCGGCAGTGTGAAACTGATGGACTGGAACTCCATCGTGAACGCCGGCATGGGCGGCGAGCAGTTCCAGGAGGCCCTGAAGCGCACTGCGCGCATGCACGGCGAGGCCGTCGACGAGTACATCGAGAAAGAGGGGTCCTTCCGGGAGTCCCTCAAGGACGGCTGGCTGACCGCCGAGGTCATGCTGGACACCCTCAACCAGATGACCGGCGACCTCACTGACGAGCAGCTCCGCGAGATGGGCTACACGGACGAGCAGATCGCCCAGATCCAGCAGTTCGCGAAGGCCGGCCTCGAGGCCGCCACCTCGTACAAGACCTGGTCCGATGTCGTCGACGCCTCGATGGAGGCCGTCGGGTCTGGTTGGGCCTCGTTCTGGCGGATCATAATCGGAGACTTCGAGCAGGCCAAGACCCTGTGGACCGAGGTCGGCAACGCCGTGTCAAACTCGATCGGAAGCATGTTCGACTCCATCAACGGAGTCGCCCAGGCCTTCGTCGATCTCGGCGGTCGCGCCGCGGTGATCAACACCATCCGCAACATCATCCTCGCCGTGGTCCGACCGATCAAGGCGCTGGGGCAGGCTTTCGGCGACGTCTTCACCGGCGGTCCGGCCAACATGCTCGCCACCTTCGCCAAGGGGCTGGAGAAGCTCACCTCGATATTCGTCCTCAGTGAGGAGAACGCGGGCCGTCTGCGCACGGCTTTCGCCGGCATCTGGTCGATCCTGCACATCATGCTCTGGCCGATCCAGCAGATCGGAAAGCTCTTCGCCTGGGTCGCCAACGGCGTCCTCAGTCTGGTGGGCATTCTCACCGGAGGGGCCACGACCGGCTTCCTCGGAGTCGCCTCGGCCATCGCCAAGGGCCCGATCGCGCTCGACAAGTGGATCTCCAGTCTCAACCCGATCGGGAAGTTGATCGACTGGGTGAACGCCAAGCTGGGGGCGTTCCGCGACTGGCTCGGACCGAAGTTCACCGGTGCGATCGACGGCGCCAAGGACGCGTTCGGCCGTCTCAAGGACGCCGCCGGCGAGAAGGTGTCGGCGGGCTGGGACAAGCTGCGCGAGAAGGGGTCCTCCTTCGCCAGCACGATCGCCGCCAAGTTCTCCCCCGCGGTCGATTCCGCGAAGGGAGCGCTTGACGCCTTCGGCGAATCGGTCAAGGGCAAGATCGAGAGCGGTCTCACCAGTCTCTCGGAGAAGTCCAAGACCGTCGCCACGATCTTCGGCGAGGTGTTCTCCGGACGAGTCATGGCCGTCGCCCCCGGATTCGCCACAGCGGTCTACAAGATCGCGGACGCGATGCACCGGGCGTACGAGAAGGTCAAGGAGTTCGCCGGCGAGATGGGGAAAGCCTTCGACGCGAAGGTCGTCGCGTGGGCCGACAAGCTCGCGCAGAAGTTCTCCTCCGTCGGTTCCGCCGTGGGCGCCGCGAAGAACGCGGTGTCGTCCGTCAGCGCTCCGAACGTCGACACCTCCCAGGTCCAGGCCGCCGCGGCGAGTGCGCAGGAGAGCGCATCCACCGCAGCGGCTCAGGCGAAGTCAAAATGGGAGGCTTTCGCCGAGTGGCTCACGACCGAGCTCCCGGCGAAGTTCAACAAGATCAAGCAGGACCTCGCTCCGCTGGCCAACGCCCTCAAGACCGTCTTCGGAGGCGTCGGGAAGGCGATCAAGGAGGCTTTCCGCATCGACGAGGGCGACCTCGGCTTCGCCAAGATCATCAACTGGATCCTCGCCGGGGGTCTCGTCGCCGCCATCTACAAGCTGGCCGATGCCTTCAAGAGCGTCAAGGCCCCGATCGGGGCCTTCGAGGAGCTTCTCGGCTCTCTCGGGAAGACCCTCGACGCTACGGCCAATCAGATCAACGCCAAGGCGCTTCTCACGGTCGCCGCCGCCATCGCCATCCTCGCCGCGTCGATGTGGCTGCTCGCCACGATCGACTCCGACGGGGTGACCAACGCCGGCGTCGCCATCGGCGTCGTCACCGGAGCGGTGGTCGCGCTGATCAAGACGATGTCCGGAATCTCCAAGGACCTCAAGGCCGGCGGGTCGCTGGCGCTCATGGCCACGTCCATCATCAGCATCGCCGCCGGCATCCTGCTGGTCGCGTTGGCCGCGAAGCTTCTCGGCTCCCTCGACGAGGACGAGATGCTCAAGGCCCTCCGAGCGCTGGTGGTCGTCACCGGAGCCCTCATCGCCACGGCGAAGGGCCTCAACGGGATCAAGATCAATCCCACGGCGGGTCTGACGCTGATCGCCTTCGCCATATCGCTGTCGCTCGTCGGTCTGGCCCTCAAGATTCTGGGGAACCTGAGTCTGAGGGAGGCTCTTCAGGGCATGGCGCTCATGCTGCTGATCTCGGTTCAGATGATCGCCATCGCCCTTCTCGCAGGAGACATGAAGAGCACTTCGTTCTTGAATCTCCTGGCAATGGCGATCGCCATGCAAGTCGCGGCCCTGGTGCTCGTCCAACTCGGTCTGCTTCCATGGCAGGTGGCCCTTCAGGGGATCATCGTCATGGGCGTGGTGGTCGCCGAGCTCGGTCTTCTCGCCCGCCTCGCCGGCGATGTCAAGCCGAAGGCGGCACTGGGTCTCGTCGCCGCTGCTGCGGCCCTCCAAATAGCATCGACCGCGATCATCGCCCTCGGTCTGCTCCCATGGCAGGTGGCCCTTCAGGGGATCATCGCCATGGGCGCCGTTCTGGCGGAGATAGTCATCGCGTCGACGATGATGAACGGGAACGTGGCGGGCGCGAAGACGATGGCTCTCATGGCCGCGTCACTCGTCCTGCTGGCCGGCAGCCTCAAGATTCTCGGGTCTATGCCGTGGCAGGCTCTGGCCCTCGGTCTTATCGGTCTGGCGGCGGGTCTCGGTATCATCATCGCCGCGGGATTCCTCGCCGGGAAGAGCGCCGCTGGATTCCTGGTCCTGGTGGCCGCCATCAAGGCCATCGGCTTCGCGATCATCGGCGTGGCCGCTCTGCTGACCGCCATCACCGCCCTTCTCGCAGCCATCGCGGTGGTCGGTGCTCCGGCGTTCGCGGCTCTCGCGGGGGGCATTGTGCTCCTGGCGAATACTATTCCGACCATTGCCAAAGCGGTGATGGACGGACTGATGGTCATTCTTCAGTCGATCATCGACAACCGGGAGACGATCGCTCAGTCGATCGCCGCATTGATCATCGCCCTGTGCGAGGCGCTCGTCGCCAGTATGCCGTCCATAGTGGCCGCCCTCGGGGCGCTTCTCGACGGAGCGATCCAGGTGCTCGTGGAGTACATCCCGAAGATCGTCGCCGCCGCCATCGACATCATCATCGCCCTGCTGGTGGCGATCGGTCAGAGGGCTCCGGACTTCGTGAACGCCGCTGTGAATCTGATTCTCGCGTTCATCAACGGAATCGCCAGTCGAATCGGCGACGTCATCGCCGCCGCGTTCAACCTGATCATATCCTTCATCGAAGGGCTGGCCAACGCGATCGACACGTACGATGGCCGCCTTCGCGCGGCCATCGGCAAGCTGATCCGGGCCATCGCCAGGTTCATCGTCAATTCCGGGAAGGACCTTCTCAAGATCGGCGGCGACATCATCGGCGGTATCGTCAAGGGCATCGGGAACGCGGGTCACAAGATCAAGGACAAGATCGTGAGCTTCTGCCAGGGCGCGTGGGAGAGCGTCAAGTCGTTCTTCGGAATCGCGTCTCCTTCGAAGCTCATGACCGAGGTCGGCAAGAACGTCATGCTCGGCGCCGCGAAGGGCATCGAGGACAATGGGGACGCCTTCGTCGACGAGACGGTGATGGCCGCCAAGAATGCGAAGGACGGCTTCAACCGTGCCCTCTCCGACGGGTTCGACGCGGAGTTCTCGTCCTTCCAGCCCACGATCGTCCCCGTTGTGGATCTCACCGAGGCGCGCAAGGGCCTTGAGGCCATGAGCGGAGACATGGTCGACGTCGGCGCCAGGATGTCCGCGTCGCTTCCCTCCAACGGAGCGAACGCCGAAGCCTCTCCGGAAGATCGGCCCGCCAACCGGGTGGTGAACTTCACTCAGAACAACTACTCCCCAGAGGCGCTCTCCGAGTCGGATATCTACAGGCAGACGAAGAATCTGGTCAGCAGACTCGGAGTCGAATGAAGGAGAAACATGCTGAATGCGGTCACGATCCGATCGAAGAACGGAGCGACCCTTCGAATCCCTCTTCGAGACGCTTGGGCCTCAGACGTTGTGATCCTGAAGATCGACGGATTGGGCCCCGTGAAGAGTGATATCTACATCACGAATTACGGGGCCCAATCGGGCGGTTACTACAACGGATCGCGCGTGGGAACCCGGAACGTCGTATTCACGCTGGCTCCGCAGGGGGACGACGTGGAGAGGATTCGAAGAGGTCTATACCGGACATTCGACGTGGAGGAGGAGCTGTCACTGGTCTTCGACACGAATTACGGAGAGTATTACCTTCTCGGTTACGTCGAATCGTTCGAGCCGGATATTTTCAGCGCCAATTCCACGTACGTCGTCAGTATTCTATGCCCCGACCCGTTCTACACGGACGCCAACTCCGTAATGAGTGAAGTCGCACTGCTCTCCAATCAGACCAAGTCCTTCGAGTTCCCCTTCGAGAATCCGATTTACGCCGATGAGATCGAGTTCGGAACGATACTCGATGAGTCTTACGGCGTGGTGGAGTATCGCGGAGACGTTCCCGTGGGCATGGTCACAACCATACGCCTGAAGGGCGATCCCGGCGGGTATGTTCGCTTCGAGGGCCCTCGCGGCGCCTACGTTCAGGTGGGCAATCCCACCGGACTGTACAAAGAGGGCGGGAAGATCGTAATCTCCTCAGTCGCTGGGTCCCGGTACGCGTATTACGAGTATCGGGGAACGAAGACCGATATGGCGTGGACCGCTTGGGATCAGGGATCATGGCCCATTCTGTATCCCGGGGAGAATCGCTATCGCATCCTTCTTCAATCCGGTAAGAGCGCGGAGGTCACTCTGTCGTACAACAACAAGTATCGGGGGATTTGACGATGTTCATGATCGAACTCGGAACCCGTTGGACCGTCGCCGGATCGCATGAGAACGACACTCTGATCCTGGACGACTACTATTCGGCGTCGTGGACTGAAAGGTTCGACGACGTCGGAGAAGCCCATCTGGAACTCCCCATCTCGTATTGGCCGCTGGCCCTTCATGCGAGGAATTACCCGAACGGACACTATCTCCATTTCTCCGAGAGTGATCGAGTGATGAACCTCGAATCCTCTCGTGTCGTGGTGAAGCATGATGAGCCCAGGGTCATCCTCAACTATCGGGGGGTGGAGAACCTCCTGTCATTCCGGAGGGTCACGATCGGTCCCATGGGTTGGATATGGGCGCCGAAGGCGAACCTCAGGAAGACTCTGTTCGACCTCATCAAATACGAGTTGAACGATTCGAGTCTCTTGCAGTACCTGTCGCTGGACAAGGACCCGGCCATATCCGACGAGTGGCTTCGAGTTGACAACCTGGATTTTCAGGTCGGAGACACGGTCCTCGATGCCATGAAGGCGTCGTGCTCTCGGAAGAACCCGTTCCGTCAGCGACACGGTTTCAAGCTCGTCACCGACGGGGCTCAGCGGAATCACTGGACGCTCAGCCTCATACCGGTGATCGCGCCGCCGACTCTTCCGGATTTCACGGATGCCATCGAATCGCTGGAGTTCGGCATTTCCACTTCGGAGTACGCCAATGCGGCTTTCGTGATTGTCCCGAAGATCGAGGAGACCAAGACTCCGGGAAGCGCGGTGTACAACGACTATCGCGTCGTGGGGACCACCACATACCGCTCTCCGACGTACAACGAGAGCAACGTCCATCGCTGGAATCGCGTGGAGAAAGTGATCAAGTACACGATCGACGGCATGGGCTACCAGGAGGCGATGGCCACTCTGAGTCGGGCCACCGATGTCTGGTCGCAGATAGGAACCCCGAACGACGACGGCATGGCGAAACGAATCATCCAGTCGCAATCCAAGATCAAAACGGTGGCGACAACGCCAGCGACCATCAGCGATCGTTTGAAATACGGGCGGGATTACGAGCTCGGGACTCTGTTCACCTGGGTGCCGTATGCCGACAAAAGTGATATTCGCGCCGCCAGGTTCCTGGAGGTTCCGCCCATGGAGGCTCTGGTGGCCGAATACACGTGGACGTTCGATCAGAGCGGCGTCAAAGGCACTCCCGGATTGAGAATGTGAGGATCTATGGGACAGAAGAGCGGTTTCTTCAACAGCGTCAACGGAGACCGACGGTACAACGCCGAAGACATCGGAAGGATGTTCGACGGCATCATCCGTGACGGCGTGTTCGCCAACTACAAGGAGGCGTTCGCCGTATCGCCCGGGCCCGGTCTGTCGGTTAAAGTCGGGTCTGGAAGGTGCTGGTTCAATCACCGGTGGTACGAGAGCGATGAGACATTCGTCCTCGGGTTGAACGACGCGCACAACACGTATTCGCGCATTGACACCGTGTGCATCGAAGTCAATGAGGCCGTGGAGGCGCGTTACGCGCGTTTGAGGATTCTCACGGGTGTTCCGTCGTCCGCCCCGGTCACTCCCGAAGGCGAGAACACGGATACTCTTCACCAGTATCCGATCGCCATGATCACGGTGAAGGCGAACGCCTCTTCGATCGACGCGACAGTTATCCGCGACAATCGAGGAGGATCGGCCTGCCCGTGGGTCGTCGCCCCGGATACTCGAATCGACACCACCAAGGTGTTCGCCGACATCCGGAAGGAATGGGAGACGTGGTTCTCCGGCGTCAAGGAGGCCGCTCTCAATCCACCGGACGCGAATGTGGAGCTCGCGACTCTTAAGAAGTCCGTGGCGACTCTCTTGAGGAAGTGGGATCCGGTCAACATCACCCAGGAGACTCCGGACAGCGCCTCCGCCGTGACGTTCATCAACAGGGCGTTCGATGTCAAGAGTGTTCCGTTCGCAGGATTGAGTTACGCATCGTTCGGAACTGAGCCGTCTCTCCACAACATTCTGTTCCGAGGCAGGCTTCTCGGGGAGACGATGAGCACGGCGCAGCAACGAGCCATCAAGGACGGATCTTTCACGGATCTTTGGATCGGGGATTACTGGCTCCGGAACAATGTCCGATATGTGATCGCGGGGTTCAATTACTGGCTCGGGCAGAGCGGGATATCGGACAACCACATCGTGGTCCTCGCTCAGAACCTCTTCAACAGTGTTCAATTCAACACCGGTCCGATGAACAACGTTCGAAACACGTCCATCATCTCGAACACCATCGAAACCGTTGGACTCAACAGGTTCAAGGACGTGTTCGGATCCGATAAGCTCATGCTTCGTTCGCATAATTATGCGACGGGGTTCGATGATGGCGTCGGCATCCCGAACAACGTCTCCGCTGCGAACGTTCTCGTCAGTTTGATGCAGCCCCCGATGATTTCGACCTCCGGGGTCGGGGCGATCATCCGCGACAACTACACGATCAACTATTTCAACGACACCATGATTCTCCCGCTCTTCATTCTGAAGCCGGACTGGAGGAACACGCTGTTGAACCACTGGTTGAATTACGTGTACAACAAGAACTACGCGTCGGTGGTCGGGACCAACGGCTCGATCTCGGCGGTAGGCGTCACGACATCGGCCGCGTGCTATCCGATCGCAGCGGTAAAGGGGTGATATTCTATTGCACCCACATCACCTCGAGCTGATACTCACCGTGGCGGGTTCGGTCCTCGCCTCCTCGGGCTTCTGGGCCTGGCTTACGAGGAGGACGAGCGACCGGAGCGCCACGCGGGAGATGATACGCGGCCTCGCGCACGATCGGGTCGTCCACGTCGGGAAAGGGTACATTCGACGCGGATATTTGACTTTAGACGAGTACGAGGACTTCATGGAGTACCTCGCGAGGCCGTACCAGAGCATGGGCGGCAACGGCCTCGCCGAGCGCGTCATTCTCGAAGTGCAGCACCTGCCCATCTATCCGGACTACAAGAAGGACATCGGATGAAGAACAAGACATACGACACCCTCAAGTGGGTCGCACTCGTGGCACTCCCCGCGTTCGTGACCTTCTTCCTCGCGCTGGCCCCGCTGTGGAACATCCCGAATGCCCAGGCCATTGCCGCCACCATCACGGCATTCACGACGTTCCTGGGCGCCCTCCTGGGCGTCTCCAGCGCGAAGTACACTCCGCCGACCGACGGTGTGCTCAACGTCGTGTCCGACCCCCGCGTCGACGCCCCGGCCGAGGTGAGCGCCGCTCTGAAGGAGGAGCCCGAGAATCTTCCCTCCACGATCTCCCTCCGGGTGGTCAAGTCCCACGTCTAGGGGATATTCACTCGTCGCATAGTGAAGAGTCAGTCTTCGAAAGGAGAAATCATGACTGACAACGCCCCCGACTACGAGGACCTCGCTCGCGAGATCCGCGTGAACATGTCCGAGGACGGTGACCCCGCCTCTGAGCGGTACACCTCCCTGCTTCGTAACCTCTCCGAGGTCGAACGTCTCAAGAAGGAGGCGCGCGTCAAGCGCCTCTCCGAGAGAATCGACCCGAATGTCGTTATCAGTGCGGGAGGATCCCTGGCGGGAATCCTCCTCGTGATTCGCGCGGAGAAGTGGGCCGTGCTCACTAGCAAGGCATTCGGCTTGATCAGCAAGATCAGGATCTGATTCTTCACCCCATCCCCCCTGTTCGACAAACAACGTCGCAGGGGGGATGGGCACTCGGACCATATTTTTCTCGGCGCATGGTGAGATACACCCCTCTTAGAAAGGAGGAACCATGCTCGAGATCCTGGCGTTTCTGCTCGTCCTGATCTGGCTCGTTTCCGACAAGAGGCCGTAGCCTCCGCTCCGTACTCCGCAAGGGGTACGGATCTTGTGATATTTTCACTCATCCCATAGTGAGATACACGTCTCCCCATGCATCACCCGGTGCATGGGCCTTTCGAGAGGAGAACGCCAATGTCCACCGCTTACGAGCTCATCATCCAGTTCCCGGACAAGCCCTCCAGGACCGAGTTCGAGAAGGCTCTGACCGAGAAGAACACCCTCCTGCTCCTGCCCGAGTTCGACTACAAGAACATGGTCCGTGCGACCGTCGTCCGGAAGGACCGCTGATCATGAACACCGAAGGCGTCTACGACATCACCGGCATCCGGCTCATCTTCGACTACGGGGCGATCCAGGATCGCAACAAGTTCCAGATCCGCATCGAGAAGTACTACGGTCCCAATGCCATGTGGGGGGTTGTGAACCGCTCCGAGATGGGCGGGTACCCCTGCATCGACATCTCGGTCCCCCGGGATATCTTCCTGGCGACCGCCATGGCCAACATCGAGGACTGCGTCAAGCGGGCAGGGCGCGCTGACGAGCCCGTGCCCTGCGGACAGATGATGCTCAGGAGGTACTGACACATGGTCATCCGACCGGCCGTTCAGATCATCGGCCGTCACGCCCCGCAGATCCTCGCGGGGCTGGCGGTCATCGGTGTTGGTGTCACCGCCGTTCAGGCGGCACAGGGGCACCTCGCAGCCCAGGAGGTGCGGTACGAGCTCGGCGAGAGCCGCGGCGAGACCCTGTACAACATGCTGCGAGCCCGGTGGAAGTGCTATGCGCCGGCCACCATCACCGGCATCCTCACGATCGCCTGCGTCATCGGGGGGACGAAGGTCTCCCTGGTCCGCCAGGCGTCGCTCGTCAGCGCTCTCGGACTCATGAAGTCCTCTCACGAGAGACTTCAGAGGTCCGTCGAGGCCCTCCCCGAGGAGGCCAGGAACGAGGTGCGCTCCATCGCCGCGAAGGACTCTATCGCGGCCGGGGAGCAGCCTCCCGGCACCCTGTTCGTCGGCACCGGGGATATCCTCTGGCAGGATGCCTTCACCGGACGATACTTCACCGCCGACAAGAACCGGGTCGACCAGGCGGTCAACTCGGTCAACCACGCCCTGATCCACGGGGATGCGATCTCCCTCAACGAGTTCTACGAGCGCGTCGGTCTCGAGACCGTCTCGTCCGGTGATGAGCTCGGATGGGCCATCGGCGGACCGCTCGTCGAGGTGCAGACCGTTGCCGCCATCTCGAGGGATGGCAGGCCCTGCGTCTCCCTCGATTTCATCACCCCGCCGCGTCCTCAGTGGTGGAAGATCGGCTGATATTTTCACACAACCCATAGTGAAGGACACACCTCTTAGAAAGGAACTCCAATGTCCGACACCAACCAGAACCCCGACACCCCGACCACCACTGGTCAGGAGGTCGTCGCTGCCACCACGCCCTCTCTCGGAGAGCGCGTCGACTCCTGGATCAAGTCTCACCCCCGAACCGTTGCTACGGCGAAGGGTGCCGCGAAGTTCGCCCTGTATGTGGGCGGCACCATTGGCACCCTGGCGCTGATCGGCGCTCTGGGGAGTGACCCTGACGAGGAGCCCGACGCCTACGAGGAGGACGAGGAGGAGTGACCGACCCCCGACACCGTCAATCGCACGGTGTCGGGGTTTTCACTCGTCCCATGGTGAAAAGGAGGTGATATTCACCATGCAGACCAAGCACCTCTGGATTCCTCGACTTCTCTGCAAGGCCGGGGCCACCGCCACCGGCATCGCCGTGTCCGCGGCCTTGACCGCCGCCTGCCCGCCGGCGGGGATGCTGCTCACCGCAGTGTACCTCACCGGTGGTGCCTGCGCCGGCATCGCCGTATCCAAGCCGACCGAGCGCGAGCTCCTCGACTTCGCAGGAGAGGTCGAGGAATCCATCGAGAATGCCAAAGCGGCATTGAACCACTGACCATTCAACCCCCATGCATCACCCGGTGCATGGGCCTTTCGAAAGGACGACACAAGTGTACCGAGTCAAGGTGAAGTACGAGGACCCGTTCAACGACGACCGCATGATCGAGGAGGAGCTCCTCTTCAACCTCACCAAGGCCGAGGTCATGCTCGCCATGGGGGATGAGGACTCTTTCCTCAACCAGCTCGCGGCCCTCAACGAGAAGACCGTGACTGACCTCCAGGTGGTCAAGGCGATCACATCCCTCGCCCTCGCGGCCTACTGCGAGAAGGCGGGCAACCGCGTCACCAAGAACCCTGCACGCCGGGCGGCGTTCAAGACGTCGCCGGTGTTCGACGCCCTGCTCGAGCACCTGGTCTCCAAGAGGGAGAACGCCGTCGCGTTCGTCACGGGAATCGTTCCTCGTGAGGCCCGCGAGCAGGTCGGCAACCTCCTCGAGGCGCGGAAGTGAGCGGCGACGTCCCCATCCGCCCTGGGGACGGCGAGATCGAAAGGGCGGTCGATTCCGTTTCTCCGAAGAAGGACGACGCCCCCATTGCGAGGGCGAGGGTCGTCACCTCTCCGGGCAAGCGGATCCTCAGGGGCGTATTCGCCTCGTCTCTCGTCGAACTCGGATCCTACGTCCTGTTCGACGTCCTCCTTCCGGAGATCAAGGATCTCATCGCCACCACGGCCACGAGCGCCGTGGATCGCGCGATCTACGGAGACCGAGCGGGGAACAGACCGCCGGTCGGAGGACGAGTCGTCCCCATCCGCCGCCGGGAGGGCTGGACGGAGCGGACGAACTACACGTCCTTCTCCACGCCCTCCCGAGCCGCGCAGGAGCAGCAGGCGCCGCCCTCGACCGATCGCCCCTCCTACAAGGATCTCGAGTACTCCTCGAGGGAGGACGCGGGGGCCGTCCTGCGATATTTGATCGACGCCATCTCCGAGTACGGGACCGTCACCCTCGGCGACCTGTACGACAAGAGCGGTGTCAGCGTCAAGCCCGTCGATCAGCGATGGGGTTGGCGCGATCTGAGCTTCGCCGGCGTGCGACGCTCTCGCGGCGGGTTCGTCATCGACCTGCCGCAGCCCGAGTTCCTACGATAACCGAATGACGGGGCGCCTGCGAGAGATCGTGGGCGCCCCGTCCAACACGTCATATTCTCACGAAAGGACATGCCATGTCACTCCCGGTCACCCTCGCCAAGGGCATCGGAATCACATCCCTCTTCCTCGTCCGGAACGCACCGAGCATCCTCACGGCGGGAGGCGTCTGCGCCATGATCGGCGCGACGGTCACGGCCGTCAAGGAGAGCCTCCGATACCACGAGGAGGTGAGCGAGCCCGCCATCACCGACCTCGCCCTCGCGGAGGTTGAGGGCGACGAGAAGAAGAGGGACGCCGCCAAGTGGCGTCTCATCATCAACACCGCTCGCAGGTACGCGCCCACGATCGTCCTCACGGCGGCGGGCATCGCCATGATCTCGGCCGGACACGGCATGATGCTTCAGAGGGTCTCCGGGCTCTCCAGTGCCCTCGCCCTCGCATCGTCGAAGGCGGGGGCGCTGGAGAAGTACCAGCAGATCACCGACCCGGACGGCAACAACCCCCAGACCCACCCGGAGGTCCGGGCGAAGATGCGGGAGGCCGTGCGCCACGTGCTCCCGGATGAGGACGTCCACAACTGGGCGTTCATGCCGTCCAACCCCAATTGGACGGACTCGCAGACCACCAATGAGCTCTTCCTCGAGAGCATGGAGCACTACGCGAATGACAGGCTCGAGCGGTACGGCCACCTCTTCCTCAACGAGGTCTACGACATGCTCGGCATGCCGAGGACCCGCCTCGGAGCGGTCATGGGCTGGCTGAAGGACGACATCGTCGACTTCGGCATCGAACGGCGGTTCGAGCCGCTCGAGGACGCCGACCCTCGGATTTGGTGGGAGCTCGCGTTCAATGCCGACTCGAACCTGATCACCGCGGAGGTGAAGTGAAATGTCCTGGAAGCTCATCGTCACGGGGCTCATCGGAGTCGCCGCGGGCGTCGGCGCCGCAGTCGCCGTCATGCGGGATATTCCCAAGCGCCTCGAGGAGAACGAGAAGCTCACGTGGCACCTCGACGACCGGATCGCCGCGCTCGAGGCCCGGCTCACGCTCCTCGAGGAGTCGCCGAAGGTGAAGGAGGCCGTCTGCGAGGGGATGGTCGACCCTCCGAAGAAGGAGACTCCCGAGGAGTACAAGGCCCTGGTCGAGGAGTACGCCCCCTCCGACATACACAACC